ATTATCAGATGCTGATATGAATGAAATGTTATCACCATCATCTATTGCAGATTTTTTCACATTAGATCAAGTTGGTATATTTAGATGTAATTTGCATAGTATTGAGAATTTTTCTAAAATCATTTATACATTATGTGTTAAAGTATTTAATCAAGAAAATCTTCGTGTAATTGTTGAATATAATACATACGGTTCAGAAGTCATAAAAAATATGATTACTTTATATCCTAGTTCAAATGATTTTGATGAAGAAATTTTGGTTAGATATAAACATAGAGTTGGATCTGATATAACTCGCCCTGGGTTAAAATTACAAAAAAATTCAAAATTACTTTTATGTGAAAAAGTTAAAAGAGCAATTTCAGATGGTAGATTAATTATAAAAGAAAAAGAAACTGTTAATGAAGCTAAAATGTTTTCTCGTAATGAGAATGGTACATTCTCGGCACAAAGTGGACATGATGATGCGTTTATGACAGTTGTTAATGCATCATCGTTTTTTGATACTGTTGACTTTATGGAAATTGTTGAAGAATATTTTGACTTTATAGATGATGCAAAACAAAAAGCAATAGATGGATTATTAGATGCATCTGCTGATGATGACTCAAATTTCTATGACATGTTTTAATACGATATATAAAATAAATTATCATTAAAAACATAATGATATATAAAATAAAACAAATAAAATTATGGCTATTTCACCAAATTTACTTCAGTTCAAATCTAGCGGTGTGTATCGTTTAGAGTATGATAAGAGCCAAACTATTTCCATTCCTAGTAATATTATTAGATTGGTTATAGGATTTTCAAAAAAAGGATTATTTAATACTCCAGTACTTGTACAAGACACTTCGTTTTTTACAACAGTATTTGGTGAAATTGATACTGCATTGGAAAGAAAAGGTTCATTCTTTCATAGAACAGTTCTTACTTGTTTAGACAAAGGCCCTGTTATTGCTCTTAATCTTTTGTCATTAGACGATGATATTGATAAATCACAGTTTAGATCAATATCTACCTCAACTACACAAGAAAATCCAGGTGCTACATTTGCACCAGTTTCTTCGTATTTTAATAAAGAAAAATTCTGGTATACAAATGCAGAAGCATTGGTTGATACAGCAAAAAATTCTACTTATCAATCTGTAATTTCACAACGTTTATTGAATGTTGCAAATGTTGGAAGAACTCCAATTTCTGTAATTTTTAAAAAATCAACTGCTGTAGGTTTTGATATTTTAGCAAAAGAATGGTATGGTGTTGGTAAAATACCTTCATATATCAATGAAAATGACTACATATCTGATTATATGATTGATGTTGTCGTTGTTGGTGGTGATTTTTCAGATTATACAAGATTAGCTCTTGACCCAATTTTCGGTGCATATTTTGATACTAAAGGACTTAAGAAAACTTATGTAGATCAATATGGCACTTCTAAAGATGGTTTAACTGCATTCTTAAGTTTAAATCAAGTTAATGTATTAGGTGTATATTCAGGTTCTTTAATTCCAGATTTTATTGACAAAAATGGTAACCCATTATTTATTGAAAATCTTGTTAATGCTGAAACATCAAAAACAGGTGCACTTTTAGCAGTAGATCAAACTTTGTTAGATTCTCTTGATACAGTTTCAGGTGATATTATTGATTTAGTAGGTCATACTATTGAATCTGAACAACCGTCTACTCTTAACTTTATGAGTTATTATGGCGCAATTTCAGAAACAAAAAATTATGAACCAACAAGTGATCTTGTTACTATCACAGTAGGTGCAACAAGCGGTGTTGCTGTTGGTGCTTTATTAACTGCATCTGCTTCTCTTACTGGTGCAGCAGGTTATGGTGCAACCTATGGTTATTTTGATACAATTACATTATTAGGTCCAACTGCGGTTGTTGCTGGTGTAAATGCATCTATTTATTCTACTCAAGCTGAATTTGATGCTGCTGTTGCAAAAATAGTAGTTGGTGAAACATATGTACCGGTACAATCAATAGGAGTTACATCTTCAATTAATTATGGTGTTGTTAATTCAGTATCATTAAATTCTGCTGCAAATACATTTACATTTAAAATTAGTTTAACCGCAGGAACAGGTGTTACTGGACCAACATTGACATCTGAAGGATTCTTATATATTAATGCTCCTACTGTTCTTTCAGGAAGTGGTACTGCTGCTATAAAAATAATTAATTCTCTTAATTATCAGTATGTTAATCCAAGTGTTACTGGTTTAATCGGTGGTCAAAAATCTACATTAAATACTGATTTTTTAAGTGGCTTAATCACAAGTGGTGATTCAATTGCTGTAATTGGGACAACTAATTACAACTATTTAAAACTAGTCCCAACTGCTACCAATGTTCTTGGAACATTTAATACAGTTTCGCCTATATTATCAAATAATGTTTCTGTTATTACCGCATCTGCATTTTTATCTTCTGATTTCGTTGGTACTACTGCTGTAGGTTCAACTGCATCAACTATTAAAACATACACCGGTAATTTGAATGAATCATTTGGTGTTACTGGTACTTATACAGAAGCAACAAACACTGTTAAATTAGATAATTCATCAAATGGTCCATTAGGTTTAGGTGGATTCACTGGGAAATTGAAAAAAGATCAATACCTAGTAATGGGATTTGGTGCAACTGGTGCAACTAATTTAGATCCATTAACTGGAAAATCTAGATTAACAAAAATCATTTCAGTTGTTGAAAATGTTGATCCTACAAAAGGAGACTATCAAACTGTTGTTGTTACAACAAACGAACCTATTTATATTGTTTCTAATTTAATTGAACGTTATAAAACTATAACTGAATTTGCCGATAGATTCAAATTTACTGCATTAACAGGTTATACTTTAAGAGCTGCTCATTTGCCTGATGGTACTGCTGCAAAACAAAATGCAATTTTAGATATAATGTATCAAACAAATATTGCACAAGCATTATCTGACCGTGAAGTTATTTCATATCGTTATATTGTGGATTCATTTGAAGGTTTAATTGAAGGTTCTTCAAAAAATAAATTAACAAAAATTGCTAAAAATTACCAATCAGCTTTGGCTATTTGTAATGAACCGTCTATTAAACAATTTAAAAACTCTGTTAATCCTTTGTTTAAATTTGATGCTAATTCACAATTAGATGCTCAATATATTGCAACCGGTGGTAACTTGGCATTAAATCCTACAAATATATTTTCATATCCAAGCATTGATGATGGATCTAATTATTCAGCATTTTATGGTCCTAACTTAATTGTTAGAGAAAATGGTGCAAGTATATCAGTTCCACAAGCTGCTTATATTTCTAATAATTTTATTGCTAAACATTTACAAGGAAAACCTTATGATATTATCGCAGGTCCTCGTAGAGGAGTTGTTTCAGGTACGGGAGTTATTGGTGTAGAATATGCATTTGATAGACAAGATTTAGATTTGATTGAACCAGTTGGTTATAATGCAGTTGTTAATAAAAAGGGATTTGGTTTAACTATTAATGCAAATCAAACTGCACAACAAAATATAAAATCTGCTTTATCACAAGTACATGTTAGAGAATTATTAATTTACATTCAAGATAATATAGAAGCAATTCTTAAAAAATATCGTTGGGAATTTAATACTGCTCAAAACCGTTTAGAAATAAAGATTTTAGCTGATAATTTCATGGGACAAGTTCTTGCTGATGGTGGAGTTTATGATTTTAGTAATATAATTGATAATTCAAATAATACATCTGAAATTATTGATGCTAATATGGGAATTCTTGATACATATCTTGAACCTGTTAGAGGAAATGGAATTCTTGTTCATAGAACAACTATTTTGAAATCTGGAGTAATTTCTACAGGTAAATTCATTTAATAAAAAATATCACTGAGAATATAAAAATTCTCAGTGATATATAAAATAAAAATATAAAATATATTATGCCAGGATTACCACATTATCAAAATAATGTAGCATCAAGAGGAAAATTTGAACCATTTTATTCAAATTTATTTGAAGTTACTATACGTCCACCACAAACTGTTAGTGGAGGTGAATTATTATTGGAACATGTTAACAAAATTTCAGGATTAATAACTGATAGAGGTCAAGAAGAAATTGAACAAGCTTATAAATCTGCTAAGAGAACTTATCTTAAAGCAATGCCGACTGATACACGAACAGAACCAACAATTGAATTTTCATTAAACATGAATGATGCTAATGAATTGTATATTTATAAAACACTTCGTGATTGGTGGAGAACTGCTTGGAATCCTTTAACAGGTGAACAAGGGCTTAAAAAAGATTATGAAGGTTCTATTACGGTTATTAATTATAATAGAAAAGGAGAAATCTTTTGGCAACGTACATTTCAAGCATGTATTCCTGTTGGTGATTTACCTAATTTTGATTTTGATTATGGTGATAGTACAGCATTTCCAATGGAGGTTAAATTCAAATCGGATTGGTTCGAAGAAAACATTGTATAAATTTAGTTAACAATATATAAAAGTGAGATTGATTTAGTATCAATCTCACTTTTTTTAGTTATATTTGTATATCATTTAAAAACAACCACTATGAATACTCATTTAATTTCTTCAATTGCATTAGGTGCCACTATGGCTTCGGAATCTGAAAATAAAGGTGCTGGTATTTTTACTCTTAAATCAATTAAAACCGGTAAAGATTTTACTTATAAAATCAAACGTTCTAAGTATAATAATACTTGGTATACACATATTTATGTTGAACAAGATTATCTTAAATTCAAACGTTTAGGTACTTATTTTAAAGGAAATATTTATCACAAAAAAGAAAAGATTAGTTCTATTTCTGCAACAGCGATTGCATTTGTTTTAGATAAAGTTGAACATAAAGAATTTGATTTTCTTGATAAAAACATGGAGTTAATGCATGCTGGTAATTGTTTATGCTGCGGTAGAATTCTTACTGATGCAAATAGTATTTCAATAGGTTTAGGTCCAACTTGTTCATCTAGAATGTAATTATGGAAACTACTTATCCAAGAGGATCGAAATATAAAAGAATTATTCAAATAGGTGCAGGTGAGTTAAATGGTAAACAATTTATTGCTAATGAATTTATCATAAATCATATATCATCAAAAAATGTATTTATTTCTTGTCTTATTGCATCAAGAGTTCGCACATATCGGAAAATTTCACATAATGATTTTAAACTTTATATTAAAAAATATATAAAAATCAATTAATATGACAATAGAAGCATTACATCCACTTATTTATTTCAAATCAATGATAAGTGATTCACATTATATTATTGCTGATGGTAAATGGCAAGAAGTTGATAGATTTTATTCAATGGCCGAATTAAACACTATCTGGAAAAAAATTATTTGGAAAGCTGAAACTAAATCAACAGAATCAAATAAAACATATCAAGTAAACGGAAGTAGAAATTCTGTTTATGAAGTTAAGTGTATTAATAGTAATTGGTTTTGTAGTTGTCCTGCACATGCATTTAAAAAATATACTGATTGTAAACATATAAGAGAAATTAAAAATCAATTAAAATTATGAAAATCGCAGAATTAATAGACGCAAGATTACAAACAAAAGTTGTTCATTCAGAAACAAAAAATGCATGGAATATTGTAGGAACAGCCCTTGGTCATAAGTATAAAATTGCAAGAATACCTTATTATATAGCCGAAAGTTTACCAGAAATATCAAATCGTAATAAAGAAGAAGCAAAAAATCATGCAACATTTATAAGTTTTTGTATTAATAATGCAAAAAATCTCCAGATAACATGAAAAATCTACAATTTCTTACAATTACCTGTGGTAATAGATGTTATGATTTACCAAAAACCATGCCAATACCACAGAAAGGTGATAATATTTTTATTGAAAATCAAAGTATAGTTGTTGATTATGCAAATTATCATATAACACGTGATAAATTATTTATGATTTCTTTATTTGGTCATACTGCTTAATGAAACTATTGCCTCATTTTTACATATAAATTACAAACAGAATATATCATAATTATGGCTAAAAAAACAAATGACGAAAAATACAAACTATTAGATGAAATAGAACATACTCTATTAAGACCATCTATATGGATTGGTTCAACAAAACCAAATCAAATAGAAGATTTTATTTTAGAAGATGAAAAATTTGTAAAAACTTCATTTTCATATATTCCTGCATTTATTAAAATATTTGATGAGATTGTGTCCAACTCTGTTGATGAATCAAAAGTTAATAAATCATTAAATACAATTGTCGTTACTGCTAATAAATTAACAGGAGAAATTTCAGTTTATGATAATGGTGGAATTCCAGTTGAAATAAACAAACAGACTAAAATGTACATCCCCGAAATGTTATTTTCAAGTCTTAGAGCAGGTTCAAATTTTGATGATACAGAACAACGTGATAAAGCAGGATTAAATGGAGTAGGAAGTACTCTTTCTAATATTTTCTCATTGCAATTCAAGGTTACAACATCAGATGG